CCAATCGGTAGCTCAGCGCCGGCAAGTCGACTGCATCTGCGCGCAGTGCGGCCGCGATTTCAGTGTGAATACCGCCTCGGTTCAGCGCGGCGAGGGCTTGTTCTGCTCCAGAAGATGTTACGGAGATTCGAAGCTCGTCGATCTGGATGGCCGTGGAAGTGGCGATATACCCCGCTCGAAACGGCAGCGCGCCGAATATTGGGGCGTCGAATATGAGCTGTACACGAGGCATTCGATCTTCGAGCGCGACAATTTTGTGTGCGGGCTGTGCTTCGACGTGATCGACTCGGCGCTCGAATATCCTGAAGACTTGTCGGCCAGCATCGACCACATCCGCCCGATGTCGCTCGGCGGGGACGACATCCCGGATAACGTCCAGGCCGCGCACCTAATCTGTAATCGTTCGAAAAACAATCTGGAGTCAGATCAGCTGCAACATCATGACCGGGCGGCGTTACTGGTGTTGCTGTCCGCCGGCTAGTGGCGAGCACACCTTGTCGTTTTGCCGCACCGGTGCGCGTGGATCTGCCGCCGGCTTCCCTTCAATTATTTGATAAGTGATGTTACCGCCGTCGTTAAGCATCACTTGCAGTTGTCGCACCCAAGTCCCGTCCGCCGACGCGAACGTGATTATTTGGCCGACTTCAGGTGTTGGCATAACCTCAATCGTAGGTGACGGCGCGTTCCTGTGCGATGCACACGCACAGTGCGATAGCCTTGCCCTCTAACCAAAACTTTTCGGAGGCGCGGCAGTGATTTTTAAACCCGGCGACGACGTGATAGTCGATTTTCAAGGGCATCAAACTCCGGGCGAAGTCGTCTCGGTTTTCGGCTCTGGGTTTGTTTTCACCAGAATTCACATCGACCCGGAGATGGATTACGGCGAAGTGTCGCCGCGCCTCGACCCGGTTGCGTTGGTGTGTGTCCGGGAAACCCGGGTGGCTCATGCTGCAGCCCCTCAGTTTGTCGCCACCCAGGCGCCGACAGCGATCACCGCCGCGTAAAGCATCCAACATAAAGTTGTCACCGCGCCGATTTCCTTTCAAGGATGGTTCGGTCGATGGTGTAGGTCAGTAGCGTCGCCGCCAGCAGATAGCACAGGTAGCCGCGATCCTCGGGGAGCCGATCGTCGAGCTTGTCCGCAACATCCTGGATGGTGAGGTCGCCGAAGCCGACCTGCACGAGGAAGCCTGTGTCGTCGTCGCCGACCGGTTCACTCGAAACGAGGTTCGCGGTCAGGCCGACGTGAATGTCTTCAATCCACTGCCGAATGGTGACCGGGGTGTTCACATCCATTACGCCGCCTATACCGTGTGTCTTACGTCACTATGTGCAATACACAGAATACCATTTTAGGCATGATGATTCCCGATTACGGGGTGTTGGTTGAGGCGGTCCACGACTACATTTTCGTGGATGACACCGCCGACGAGGACGAGTAACGGTTGATGAACCGGCTAGTCGAGTACCTCATTCGTTGTGCCCTAAACTGGTTGACGTCGTTGCGGCCGTGGTAACTATCGGGCCGGATGCTCGCCCGTCCTAAGAAGCCAAACGTATTCCCCGACGAGCACCACCCAGCAGGCGGCGGCGATCAGGCCGGCGACCGCCAACACTTTCATCAGCTGACCACCATCTGGTAGATGGTGGTCTGGCCGTAGCTGGTGTCGCCGGGTACGGGCGGCACTTGAAGATACGATCCAGCTTTGAAGAAGCAGTGGGTGCAATCCGTTTTTAGTGTGGTGGCGAGATTGTTGTTGTAGTAGACGCGCAGCTCGCCGTTGGACGCTTCGATTCGGTATTTGAAAACAGTTCCCAGCCGATAGTGCTCGTCGAGGGTGGCAATGTTGTCGTCGCCGTCCGGTATATCAGCTTTGATATAGAGCTTTTCGCCGTTCAGTTGGATGAGCAGAATGTATGGGCCGACGTCGTGGACTTGGCCGAGAACCAACATTTTTGAGTTGGATAAAACGTCGGCGGAGATGGTGACTTCGAAGGTGTGGGTTCCGTCGGTGGTTGACCACACGTCCGCGCCGCCACCAAACTTGACTTGCCGTAGTTCGTTGCGCGGGCATTCCGCGCCTTTCTGTACCGCCCCGCCGGCCGGCGTTTTGAACACAACACCGTTGTGGGCGTCGTTGATGTGGAACAGGTCGGTGTTGTAGGTCTGGAGTTGGGTGGGCAGTATTTCGAGGGCCCCGGTGGCGGGGTTGGGGATTGGTGTGGTGAGTGTCCAGCCGCGGAGGTCCAGTATTTGTGCGGGGACGGTGGCGGCGGCGTTGCTTGGGGGTGGCGGCGGGGGTGTGCTGCTGCAGCTGGTGAGGGCTATCGCCGCCGCAATGCTGAGCAGGCGTTTACTTGTTTTCATTCGACGGCCGGCAGGTCACGGATGTCGAATAGTGTGTCGAGGGCGTCATCACGCATGGCGATGGCATCCCGGAGTGCCCACATCTGTTCGCGCATCAGCACCATCTGGTAGAGCGTCAACGCCATGTGCAGCGCCCCGGCCCCTGCGGGATGCTGTTTGGCCTGGTCCACAAATTCGTGGATTAGTCCGGTGGCGAAGTCTTCATCAGATCCGCCGGTTTTACGCCAGTCGACTAGGCGGACCCGTGTGCGCTCGCACATGTCCTCGACTGACGCTAACGGCCCTTCCAACATACACAGATCATACTGTGTGCATAGCACTACAATAGTGCTATGGCGCGCGCAGCTAAATTCCGGTCACCACCTTATTATTTTTATCGATCACAACAAACCTGTCCGGTCGGCCGCGAAAGTAGCAATAGATGATGACGATCATTGGGGCGAATGCGGTGATCGGTGTCATCACTGCCCCGGCTAGTGTTTGGGCGATCCTGAATCCCCAGTATCTCCACCATTGTGGTCGGAGCTCGCGGTTGGGTTCGCCGCCGGCCGCGATCCAGGATGGAACAGCGTAGGAGATAACCCAGAGTGCCAGTGAGGTGTAGAACAGGTTTTGCACTTCGGGTGATACGACGATGACGCCGGTTTCGAGGATTGCGATTCCGCAAAATGAGATTCCGGTGGCGACGAATCCGATGATGTATTTGATGAACACGGCGAGCCCATAGTTTTTGGGCATCACCGTGTGGTTTTTGATGGCGTCGATGTTTCCCCACAGCCAGCGGTGACGCTGTTTCAGGTGCTCACGCCACGTCCAGGGCGAGATCAGTTGAATAGCGGCGTTGAAGTATCCCCATTTCAGGCCTTGGTGGGCGGCGTTGGTCCCGAAGACTAAATCGTCGGAGCCGACGATGGCCCAGTCCCAGCCGATCTGGTTTTCTGTCCAGCCGGTGATGGTTAAACCTTCGCCGTGCACAAATAACGGTTTCCCGAGGACGCCTTGCGTGGTGGAGCAGTAGACAAGGCAGTTTCTGGCCCGCGGATCGTCGAGATGGGACATCAGGAAATGTTGCCAGCCGCCGATGGCGTACCAACGGTTCGGGACGGTGGGGCCTTGCGCGATGTCGTAGTCGCCGGCATAACCGAGTTCGATGTAGCGCCTGGACGGCAGCGTGTCGTCGTCAACGTAAATGATTTTGACGTCTCGCCGGTCGAGGCCGCGATCAACGCGGAGTTTCCAGCTGAAGTGCAACGCTCGCGCCTTGTCGACGGGCGGGCAGGTGTAGTCGGCCGGTACGACAATGATTTCGTCGGCGCCCACATAGTCGGTACGGAATCCGGGTTCAAGTATCACCCACAGCTGATAGTCCATGGTCAGACCGTATGAGCGGATTTTGTTGATGGTGGTTTGAACAAGTTCGTATTCGCGGCCCACGGTGGCGATTTGGATGATGAGGAGGCTGAACTTTTCGGGTGCCTGTTTGAAGTAGACGGCGGCGTAGAGGGTGCCGGTTAGGGCGAGGGCGGCTTCAAGGATTGGGATGAGGAAGCTGGCGAGCACAACGAGTATCCAGTTGCCGGCGTGGTACACATCAGCCGCCGGCTTCGATCTCCCTGTTGATCGCTTCGACAGCTTTCAAAAGTGAGGTGTCAAGGCCCGCGGTTTCCGCGTAGATGCGGAGGGCGGCGACGTCTTTGGGTAAGCAGGCGCCCCGGTAGGGGCCGAGGTTGCGGGTTCCATAGGCGGGGTTCCACAGCGATTCGCTTGATTCGACGCAGATTTCGAAGATGTGGTTGATGTCTGTTTCGTCGATGCCGAGTTTCCGGGCGAGCAGACGGAACCAGTTGAAGGTTGAAACTTTGGTGGCGTTGACGATGTTGGAACAGTATTTTTGTAGTTCCGCCGCTTCGAGTGGGAGCCAGTGAATGTCGGTGTTCATTCCGATGGCGATGCGTGCCGCGTATCGGTGGGACGGGTCGTCGAGTTGTGGGGTGGCGATGGTGATGATGCGCGGCTGGTCGAAATCTTGTTGCGCGGTGGCGGCCCGCAAATATTCGGGCCAGTAGGCGACACCGAAATCTTCGTTCACTTTCAGGCCGGAGGCGCGCTGCAGCAGCGGAAGTAGTGTGTTGCGGGTTGTGCCGGGCGGCTGGGTTGACCGGAACACGATGAGCGGAAAGTTGTCGCCTTCATTGGCTTGCAGATGGAGGCCAACGTTTTCGGTTGCGGCGAGCAGGTTGGTGGGGTCGATACCCTGTTCGGTTGTTGGTGCGTCGACGGTGACGAACACTGCGTCGCAGTTGGTGAGGTTGATCTGTTCCGGGGTGCAGGCGTTATATCCGGTTTGCTGCAGTTCTGTTCTGGTATCCGCGTTTATGTCAACGAATGTGACTGTGTGACAGAGCTTTTTAAGCCCAACACCGGTTGCTTTGCCGACCGTTCCGGCGCCGATGATAACTGCGTGCATACAACCATTATTGTGCATTGCAATGGTTTAATGCCGCATACAGGCTGTTAGCTGCGCCGATTCGAGGGAACTGTCTGTAGAATGTGTATTGCACAGCGACGCAGGAGCGCCGCCAGCGTCGCTGTGCGTTAACTTGCCGCCAGTTCCCGCTCGTCCAGTCGCCCTTGCCGGCGCTCCCTTTGGGCTGCTTTGACGGCGGCGTGGGTGGCGGCGCGTAGCCGCGCCAAGTCCGGGTCGTCGTTCCACACCTGGAGTCTGCGGGGGAGCGGTTTGTCCGGGTGCCGTTCCAATTGTTCACGCGTGTACGGGCGGGCAGCAACGGCGGTTTTCGCTAGACGATTTTTACGCTTCCGTTCCGCCGCCGCCCACGCCTGCGCCGTCATGGTGGGTTCATTCTCGACGATGGTTTCGTCTTGGATGACGATGACGGGCCATTCCTGGGTATCAGCCCATTCACTGACGGCCCAGTTGTCACCGAACCATTCGGAGCCGTCGGCGCGATGCCACGCGTAATGTCCGGCCTCTTGATCGCAGCGCAGGCTGTCGTCGGGGCTAGGCGCCTCGCACAGGACCGTTTCCGGTTCCCACGGCTCACCGCCCCGGCGTTCCCTGCGAAGCGCTATGGCGGCGCACAGGACGGCTGTGCCGACGATAGCTAGGGCCACCGCGAGCAGGTTCATGTCTTCTCCTCTTGGGGTCGGCTCGTGCCGGTCCCAGAAAGCACAATACCACTCATGTCACGTTCGACGCGGGCGGCGCAAATGCACAGGAAACGTGCGTTGCACCTGTAAATTGAAGCGCATGCCTAGAGGACGCGGCGTGTCACTCACCGCCGAACAACGTGAACTCCGAAACGCCGAAATCCTGCGGCTGTTCATCGCAGGCCACAGCCAATCCGAAATTTCCCGAATGCTCGACACCACACCCGAAACCGTTTCAGTCAACCTTAAAGAAACGTTGAAGCAGACAGCTGAGCATCGCGAGCTGCTCAACAGTCAAGCCCTTTCCGTCTACGTCACTAGACTGGAATCGCTGCTCCAGGCGGCGTGGGCGAAAGTCGATGCCGGCGACTTGAAAGCTATTGAGGTGGCGCGCAGACTGCTGGAAAATCAGGCGAAACTGTATGGTCTGCACGATCCGGCAGCCCGCGCCCCGATCCCGCCAATGTCGGACAGCGAACTAGCCACCGGAATCGACGAAGACGTTGAACCGGAAGACGAACTTGAAGGATATCGGAACCGCCACAAAGCCGGCGGCAAGTGACCGCTGCCGTCGAGGTTGAAACTTGGCGGATCGGATCCACCACACCGCGCCTCCACACCCCGCCGCTCGCGCAACACGTCGACGTAAACGCTGAATACGGAATCAAGCCGGAAGCGACGTGGGGCTACGACTGCATAGAGTTTTTGGAAACCATCGCCGGCTGGACGTTAATGCCGTGGCAACGTTGGCTTTACTGCCGTGCGCTCGAAAAGTATAAGGACGGAACAGGTTTCAGGTTCCAAACTGTGGTGGTGATGATAGCCCGGCAGGCGGGAAAGACCCTTTGGTTGAAAGGTTTAGGTTTGTGGCGGCTGTACCTGTCGGAGACTGGTTCGTCGTCGCCGGAATGCCCGGGCGCGAAACTAGCGATTTGGGCGGCGCAGAACCTTGGCTACGCCGAAAACTCGCTGCGTGAAGTAGCTGAGGATATTGGGGAGGCCCGCCTGTTGGGGCGGGAGCTGGTGCATCACCGTGTGGTGAATGGCGGCCACAAAATCATTTTGACTAATGGGCGTACGTTTCGGGCTGTTGTCGCTACCCGTAAGGGTGGCCGCGGCTTGTCGGTGGATTTGGCGATCATCGACGAGCTCCGCGAGTTCACCAACTTTGAGGGTTGGGATGCGCTGACACCGACGACGATCGCCCGGCCGTATTCACAGATTGTTTGCGCCACCAATGCGGGGGATGCCCGCTCCGAGGTGTTGATTTCGTTGAGGGATGGTTGTTTGCGCCGGATTACGACGGGGGAGACGGAGGAGTCGCGGGTCGGCTTGTTTGAGTGGAGTATCGATCCGGAGGACGATCCGCGTGATCAACGTAACTGGTTTAAAGCCAACCCGTCACTCGGTCTCCTAAACGAGTTTTCGGTAGACACCCTTCAGGGCCGGCTAGAGGCCATGGAGAAAAGCAACATGAACGGCTTCCTCACCGAATACCTATGCGTTGCCGTCCAAGCCCTCGAGGCCGGAATTATTCCCCTCGAACATTGGCAAGCCACCGTCGACGCCGAATCGGCGCGCGCCGAAAACGCCGACCTGTACGCGGCCGTCGACATCTCCTACGACCGCGCCAGAAGCTACATCGCCATCGCGGCCCGCCGCCCCGACGGCAATTTGCACACCGAAATCGTTGCCGCCGCCACCGGCACCGACTGGATCATTCCGTGGCTGACCGAACGGAAAAAGAAGTTCGCCGCTATCGCCGTCCAAGAAATAGGTGCGCCAGCATCAATGCTGATCGACGAAATGCGGGAAGCGCACCTACCGGTCACCGCTTGGGGCCCAGGCCGTGAAGTTCAAGCCGGCAGCGCCCTATTTTATGACGGCATCGTCGACCACACCATTTTTCACCGCCCCGCCCCGCTACTCGACTCCGCAGCAACCTCCGGTTCGGCCCGGCACGCCGGCGACTCCTGGATTTTTGATCGCCGAAACTCCCCAGTCGACGTAGCACCAATCATTGCGTGCGCGGCTGCTGTCTGGCTGGAAGCGGCGCGGGGCAAGAAAGGGCAACCGAAAATATCTGCGTGGCCCGACGAAGACGTTATCCGGCAGTGGGAGCTGGAAGCGCGCGAACAGTTATAACAACAAATGCGGCGTCATCCAGGGTAATGCACACTAAATGTGGAATAATGACTACATGCTTGATGCAATAAGGAACTTCGGTGGCGCCGGCAGAATGTACACCAAACCGGAAGATTCGCAGCCAGCCCCGAAACCAGCCCCGAAACTAGCCCCGAAAATCGCGTGGCGTGAAACCGGATCCACCGCCGCCGAACTAGCAGGGGCCGCAGCAGCAGCGTACGGCTGCTACCAAATCTATGTGCCCGCCGGATGGTTAGCCGCCGGAATTTTCCTCATCGTCGGCGGCGTAGCGGCAGGGACTGACCGGTGAGCCTCATCAACCGGCTGATCAATCGCGGTGGTGGTGGCGAAACGCCGGAACGCCGCACCCTAATGTCCAGCTCGTTCGTGCCACCACCCAGCCTCGGGGTCACCGACAGCTTCGTCGGCGTCGGGAACGCCATGTCCAACATGGCTGTGTACGGCTGTGTGCGGCTCCTCGCCGACACCATCGCCGGCCTGCCGTGGAAAGTGTATCGCCGCGACGGCAGCGGAATCCCCGTTGAAGTGAACCCGCAACCGCAAATCATTCGCGACCCGTGCCCCGGCTACGACCTGTACCAATACAAATGGCAGACCGTAGCGAGCCTCGCGCTGCGCGGCAACGCCTTCAACATGGTGACGGAACGCGACAACCGGGACTATCCGATCGCGATGATGCCACTGCACCCGGACGCCGTGTTCCTTGAGCGCCGAGCCGACATTCTGCGCTGGTTCGACCCCATCTACCGGGTGTTAGGCGAAGTTGTGCCTTCACCGGACATTGTGCATATGCGCAGATTCTCTATGGCAGGCGATCCGTGGGGTTTGTCACCCATCAAGTCAGCCGCCCAAGCGATCGGCATCAGCTTGGCTGCCAACGAGTACGGCTACCGGTTTTTCAAAGAGTCAGCGAATCCGACTGGCGTGCTGTCCACCGACCAATCCCTCGATGAGGAGTCGATTCGCCGGCAGCAACAGCAGTGGATCGCGTCGCATCAGGGGCGGCGCCTGCCGGCCTTGCTGACCGGCGGTTTCAAATGGACTCCGTTAGCGATCGCACCGGACGAATCACAATTCCTCGCGGTGAAGGCTTTTCAGCGCGGCGAAATCTACATGATGTTCGGAATCCCGCCGCACATGGTGGGCGACACCGAAAAAACGACCAGCTTCGGTTCAGGACTTTCCGAAATGTCGTTGGGTTTCGTCACTTACACGTTGCGGGCATGGACAGCGTGCATCGAATCGGTGTTCTCCAACATTTTGCCGCGCGGCCAGTTTGTGCGTTTCGACTTCAGCGATTTGTTGCGCGGCGACATTGAGAAGCGGTACGCCGCCTATCAGAAAGCTTTGGAATCGTCGTGGATGTCGCCGAATGAGATTCGTGCGGAAGAGGAGATGCCGCCAATTGAAGGCGGCGACGTTTATTTGCAACCTACCTCGTTTGCGCCGCTCGGCTATGCGCCGCCAGCGCCGTCCTCCCCGGCAGACCCTGCCACACCGTCAAAAGAGCCGGCCGCTAAAAAGCCGGCGAAGCTGCCTTCGAAGCCTGTTTCTGGTGGCGAAAGCCCGGCTAGGGCCGAACCCTCCACGAACGGCAGATCATATTAACCGTGTCAATGACTATGATTTGTGCATCAAACAGGGAAGATGGAAATTATGACTTCTGTGCTAAGTGAGCCGCGCGCTAGTC